CCGAGTAGAGTGATATACGCATCAAGATGCCCTTGGAGTTATCGCGGAGAAGGTTGCTGCTATGAATACAAAGCTGATATAGCAAATGGACCAACAAGCGGAGACTCTCAAACAGGCATATCAGGATTTTTCGGCTTCGATGCAGAGCTACCAAACTTTGCCCCACCTGTAGCTAACGCTAACGACGAATTAATATCTGGAGTTGTGACAAGCTACTCCCCTGACGGAATAGGCAGAGTTACAGGTAGTAACGGATTTTCTGGACTTTATCTAACTGGGTTGAACTATACAACAGGAGATGTTGTTTTTATTGAAAGAAACAGCATTAAGTATTACTTTGTAGCTAAAACCGGAGTATTCACCAATGTATGCCCACCTCATTCAACATATTGGGAGCCCGACCAATGCTCAAAAACTTTAAAAGGATGTAAACTAAGATGGGGAACATCAGGTAAAGCCTTAACAGGCGACGGTTCCGCAAGTGGGATAGCGAAAGAATACCTACCATTTGGAGGTTTCCCGGGAACAAATACAAGAACTAGCATAAACTAAAATGAACTTAGACACTACAATTAAAGATAAAATAAAATCTCATTCAGAAAAGAACTTTCCTGAAGAGTGTTGTGGTTTATTAATTGAAAAAGACGAAGGAGATTTAAAAGTGGTTGAATGTAAAAATACAGCCGAAGATAAAGAGTCTTTATTTAAAATCTCCATAGAGGAATATCTAGAAGCCTTAAGCGAAGGAGATATTTTAGCTGTGTATCACTCACACACGAAAGGTGATAACTCATTTTCAGACGCGGATAAAGAAATATCAGAATCCTTAGAGCTAACCAGTATTTTATACATACATTCTAAAAACGAATTTCAAATCATGGAGCCGCAAACTGATGAATAATAATTTAGTAAACATAAAAATTCATGGAGTTTTAGGTAAAAAGATTGGCCAAAAGAACTGGAACCTACAAGTCTCCAGCGTGAGCGAAGCCTTGCACGCTATAAATACAATGAGCTCATCCAAACTTTTCTACAGTATGAACGAGTTATCTCAAAAAGGCGTAAAGTATATAGTAAAAGTTAACAATCAGGTGCAAAAAATAGAAGATGAAGTCAACCCGTTAATCCTAGAAAGGAAAAACTTACAATCGATAGATTTAGCTCCAGTCGTAGAAGGAGCATTTTTAGGAACTTTAGGTACTATTTTTGGCGCAGGTCTTATGTTTTTTGGTGACAATGCTTTAATGAGAACTCTAGGAGCCACCCTATTGTTTGCAGGTATATCAGATGCTTTAGCTAAACCGCCCGATCTCCCAGAAGAAAGATACATAACTAACCCAAGCTCAGACCCACAAGCTCTTAGTGAGTCTTATCTTTTTGGTGGCCCAGTAAACGTTGTCAACGAGGGCGGACCAGTTCCTATAGGTTACGGAAGACTGACAGTAGGAAGTCAAGTAATCCTAACATCTTACGAAGTTCAACAAAAATTAGTCTCAACAGCCGGGAGGGTGATATAAAATGTCAGTTCTAAGCCACACGGGAGTTCCCTTTAACCTAACAGGGAAGGCGGGATTAATAGTAGACTTAAGAGCTTCAGGCTTTGAAACCTCCCTGTCTGGCATACCTTATACCTCCCAAGACACAGGCGTTGGCTTTGGCGTATTGTCAGGATCAGACTTAACGACTTCCAGAACAATTATAAATACAATTGATTTAATCTCTGAAGGCCAAATCGAAGGCCTTGTTTCAGGTGTTCACAATCTATCTGGGTTAATAGGTCAAACAGGATACTCAACTGGAGAATTTATATCTTACGGAGATTTTCCAGATGATGTTTACAGATCTATTTATTTAAACGAAGTACCAGTAACTAGCGCAGGCATAGATGGTAAAAGTTATTATAATTTTCAAGACTTTAAATTTGCATTATCAGATGGAGATGCCGTAGGCATTAGAGCCGATGACAATTTTCTTTTAGATTCCGACGCTCTAAAAACTCAAAAAAGCAGAACTATAAACGAAAGAATATATGGTCCCGAATCAAATGGAACTATTTACCCTAAAGCGTATAAAGTTTTAAACAGTAATTTAGGCTCGTTTATCATCAACGTAAAAATACCAAGCTTATCGTTCACTAAAGCTGGTAGTTCATTCACCACCTCAGAACAAAACGAGCAAGTAGGATCAACAATTACTTTCAACACTCAATACAGACCGTTATATAGAGACGGAAGTGTTGGAGCTTGGGAAACCGACGGAACATCACAGAGCACTACAGTGTCAGGACTTATAACCAATGCTTACTTATTTAGCATTAAGACAACCC